GCAATTTGGACTTCGCCATCTCGCAGGGAATACTGGTTTCTACTCATGCTTCGCCCTCCAAAGGTTTTATGGATATTCCCGGTCGTGCCGCTTCGCGTCGTAGTTCAGCGCCGCCACGATGCGGCGCAGCTCGTCGGCATCGCAGTCCTGGACCTGGTTCCGCTTGAACATGCGCCAGGCGATGGCGTTCACGTAGCTCCAGGGGCGTCGGGCCTCGGTCAGGAAGGCTTCGATCTTCTGGATGAGGGCGGTCTTGTCGAGGGGAACGATGGCCGGGCGGCCCGGATAGCGCCTGGGCAGGGCAGACTTGGCCCCCAGGCGCCCCATCTCCTTCAGCACCGACCAGCGCTCCCGGGCCGTGAGGTCGGCGGAGCTGGTCTTCTTCGTGACGCCCTGGAGCAGCGCGCGGTAGGCGTCATCGTCCAGCCCCAGCTCCTTCTTGGCCAGGTGGATCCGGGCGAGGTCTTTGGTGCGGGTGGGGTCGCTGGCCATGGGAATCAGCGAAGGGTCACGGTTCGGAATTCGAACCAGAGCCGATCGAGCGAAATCCAGAGGATCCGCAGCAGGCTGGTGTGTTCCCTGCGTTCCCAGAGCTGTTTCCTGCGGTCGGGGCAGCGCAATCCGAGGCGAGGGGTGTGGCGCATTCTGCGTTCGTGCATGGGATTCACCTTTCAACAGGGAGCGACTTCACCGCTCACATAAGTGGATTTGTGGGGTTTCTGGTCCTGTCCTTCGAGGTGGAGCAAGACCTCCAGGAGGTTCTGCGCAGGCAGGGCCACCCAGCGATCCGGCCCTTGGGCGATGGCCTGCTCGGCCAGGATTTTCAGTTCCGATGGGGACCAGGAGGGGCTGTGGCTCACGGGATCTCCGTCTATTCCTTTACGCGCGGCGCATCAGTTCGCGATCCGCCGCAGGGATGTCGTGGTGTAGGTGTTCAGGTCGATGATCCCGACGGCGGCATCCTGGTCGATCCCGCATTGTTCACAGGCCTGCCCGATCGTGTTCCCGGCCCACATCAAGTCCAGGAACCGCTGGCGCGTTTCCAGGGGCAAGGCCTGCGCAGCCTTCTTGCATTCGGATCGCCAGGTCACAGGACCTCCTTCGGCGGTTCCAGCTGCAGGGCGACCGCCTTGAGGTCGGAGATGGATAGGGCCTTCAAGCGGCCCTTGATCACGCCCATGAGCTTTGCCCGCGCCCGCTTGGCTTGCCGGGCCTCGCGAACCAGAGCCTTCTTCAGTTCGATTTTCAGGTGGAGGGAGAAGGGCCAGCGCATGAGCAGGCGTTCGATCTCGGCTGAGGTCCTGGGGATCATTCAGACCTCCCCATCCGCGAACAGAGAGGCGCCCTTGGTGGCTTCCTTGGCGGCCTTCAGGCGCGATTTCACGTTCTTGGCGGCGGTCTGCTCCTGCCGCTTCTTGTCCCGGATGACATCCTGGACAGTGATCTGGCGGCCATACGCGCTGACAGGGGCGGCAACGGGCCGGGGTTTGGGTTTGGTGCGCTCCATGGGAGTCTCCCGGAGATGGGTTCGGAGCTGAGCTTCGGCGTTGAGCTGAATCCGGCGGATGCGTTCGCGGCCGCAACCCAGGAGCTGGGCGACGGCCTCAAGGCTTTCCTCGGGCCCCTCCAGGCCGTAGCGGTGGATGAGGATGGTGCGCTGGACGGATGAGAGCTGCCCCAGAGCCGCCCAGAGTTTGAGACGGGTCTCGGCCTGCTGAGCGGTTTCCAATGGCGTAGGTTGTTCGGAAGGCTGCAAGTCCAGCAGGCAGCCTTCGTGGTCCGGCACCGGAGCGTCCAGGCAGACGACGCCAGGCAGGGTCCCATCCTTCAGGGCCCGCTGGCGGTGCCGGTTTGGAAGATAGACGTCATGGCAGCGATCCAGGGCCGCGAACATGGCCTGGCGGATCCAGTAATCGGCGTAGTGCAGGAAGGTGGTCCGGGCGGCAGGATCGAAGCTCTGGGCGGCTCTCAAGGCGCCCGCGCGGCCTTCCTGGAGCAGATCGTCCAGGGCCAGCCCGCGCATGCGGGCAGCACTGGCAAAGCCCTTTGCCCTGCGGCGGATCCAGGCTTCCACGTCCGCCACCACCGCCGGATCCAGGCCAGCCGAGGCCGTCCAGAGATAGATCCGGCCGTTCACCAGGACGGAAACGGGCAGGACTTCGGCGGTGGCGGGCTCGCGCATCAGATCAGTTCCTCCGCGCAGGTCCCTGCGATCTGGCGATCGAGGAGGCTGGACAGCAGCACGGCTTCATTGACCGTATAGGTGATGGGGATCCTGAGGGACTGCGCGACGTTGAATTCACGCCGACAGCCTTCGCTGGAGGCCCAGTCGCCCGTCATGAGGATCCAGTCGCAGCGGCGGAGCACCTCCAGGTCCATGCACATCCAGGACTCGTATCCGACGTCGGTGGCGCCGATCTGGGGGCTGTTGGCATGGGGACAGTAATGGAGCACTTCCGCCTCCCAGAGCTGGTGGGAGACTTCGAGGGCCTGGAAGCGATTGCGGTTGCGGATTAAGGCTGTCTCGCCGCTCATGGGGCCGGAGAGGTAACCCATGGAGCGCCGGGGAGTGCAGAGGTCGGCCTGGAGCTGGTTCATGGATGCCTCAGGCGGAAGCGACATCGAGCGACACGGGCCGGTATTCGCCCGCCTCGTTCCGTTCGTAGACGCGGACGTAGCGCTTGGAGCCCACCACCTGGATCGACTCGGAGATCGCTTCCATGGCCCTCTTCCAGTCCTTGTCCACGATGTCCAGCTGGCGCAGGCCCAGGACACGACGGATGCTCACGTTCCCGCTCTTGTCCACCTGGAAGGCGTCGTTCACCAGGGCCATGAGGTTCGTGTCCGCGCCCTCAGCCCACTTCTTGATGCACTTGTCGATGAGGGTCTTGGCCACCTGGAGGCGCTCGTCGAAGGTGAGGTTGTCCTGGTTGGCCACCTGGACCTTGAACCGGCCGTCGAAGGAGAAGAGGGTCAGGTTGCCCTTGGTGCCGCCCATCTTGACCTTGAAGCGGGAGGCACTCTCCTGGACGAAGGCCTCGATCTCGTCGAAGACCTGGTTGCGGAAGGTGGCCAGCTCGGTCGACTTCTCCATGGCGCGCTCGGCGATGCGCAGCACCAACTCGTCACGCGACAGGTCCACCTGCCGGATGTTCTCGATCCTCACCAGGTCGCCGTTGGCGTTCTGGCGGTAGCCCTCAGGGATGGGGGGAGTCTTGCTCACGGATGCTCCTATGAAGGCGGCTCAGGCGGCCGCGGGTTGCGTGTTGTGGATGCGGGTATAGATGGAGATGTAGTTCGAGAGGTAGGCCTTATGCAGGTCCGACAAGGTCGGCACGCCCCGCTCGCGTTCGTCGCGGATGAGCGAGAGGGTCACCTGGTGCTCGGGGGCGACTTCCATGAGCACCCGCGCATAGGCGCCGAGAGCGGCCTGCGCGACGTCGATGGAGTGGAGGTCCTGCATGCGATCGATGGCTTCCTGGGCCGTGTAGGCGGCCTGGAGCATGGAGATGACGGGATGGTTCATGGGTTTTCCTTTGGGGATGGGTTATGGATTCCAAGCGGGCAGGTGCGGCAAGCCGTCCAATGGCGGACCGCCCATGCCGAAGAGGTTGGTACTTGCCGTTCACACCAAGCGCGGCAGATCTTGGGAGTGATTTCGTTTCCCTCAAAAGGACAGCGCACGGCGGTAGAGAGGGCAGGGGGGGTGCTCACGGCTTCTCCTTTCGAAGCGCGTTAAAACAGGTTTTGCAGGCCTTGTAGAGGGCTCCGCGAATGGGGTTGGGGTAATAGCCCATGCTCTGTTCCTCCTGGCACTGCGCTGTGGACATCTCGCCCAGCACGGGGCAGGTGCAGGTCTTCTGCATCAGCTCACCCCGCACACGGGCTTCCATCCGCGCGGTGTCGGCTGTGTAGGTGCCTTTCAGAAGGAGGCTTATGGTCGCGGGGCTCACACGCAGCTTGTGGGCTACCGCCGTTTGGCTGCTGGTCTTGCAGGCCTTCTGCAGGGCGTCGATCCAGTCAGGCTGTGAGGTCATCGGTGCCTCCGTGGTGGGTCTTGGTGTTGGGGTCGTAGACCCCCTGGCGGTTGCGGTGGAGGATTGGAGCATCGGAGCCGGTGTCCCGGGTCACTCGCCAGCAGGCGTAGCTGCCCGTCCGGCCGCTCTCGTTTTCGCGAATCTTGGTGACGTGGCCGCTGCGTTCCAGGGCCTTGACGTAATGGCGCGCGGCGTTGAGGGTCACGTCCGCCGCCATGCAGAGCTGGGGGAAGGTGAAGCCGCCACCCTGCCGGGACAGGTAGCGCATGACGCGCCAGCAGCGGGCCTGGCCCTCGTCCTCGCGGGTACGGGTCGTGGAGAGGCTTCCGGGGGTCCTCGCCATCACTTGTCTATCCTTCCCGAACCCAGGAACAGCTCCCGTTCGCCCCAAACTTTGGCTCCGATCTTGGCCAGCCCACGCTCCCGCGCGTAGCTCTCCACCCGGGCCAGGGCCACGACCATGAGCCCGATGCAGCCTTGCCCCTTGGTGTGGATGAGCTTCAGCAGGTCATCCTCGATCCGCATCTCGCAAAGGGTGTCCGCCACCAGGCGCGTGTCTTCCAGGTCGCAGGGCTCGAACTCGATATGGACGCTGATGCGCCTGGCTAGCTGTTTTAGGCGCACCAGGCGCCCTTCGAGTCCGGCCATGCCAATGAGCAGGATGGGCACGCCTTCGGTGTCGTGGATGTCCCGGAGCACGTCCAGCATCCGCGAGTTCGCGCAAAGGTAGTCGGCCTCGTCGATGAAGATGGGCCGGGGGCGGTCGTTCAGGGCGTCGCAGATGAGCCGGAACTTCTCGGAGACGCGGCCCCGGTGGTCCTCGATGCGCAGCTCGAAGCAGATGGCATCGAGCAGGCTGTGCAGGCTCATGGCCGCGTTGGCCCGGATGGCCACAGCCTTCTGGGAAGCCACCAGGGAGGCCAGGGCTGTGGTCTTGCCCGCGCCGGTGCGCCCGACGAGCAGCCCGAGACCCGGGATGCCTTCCCCGCGCAGGGACAGCTCCGACATGGCCGCATGCAGCCGTGTCAGGTTCTTGGTGTGGACGATCTGGTATTTCATGATGGGATCTCCGTGAGCCCTACTGGGCCTTGGGTTGGGGGTAGGGAATGAGCTTCAAAGCCCCGATGCCCCGGGGCGTGGTTTCAAACCGGTCCATCCAGTCGCGGTCTTCCTGGCTGACCATGGGCAGCCGGCGCAGGCGCACGTAGCGGTCCACCGAATCTTCTTCCGGCTTGCGGTTGAGTTCAGCCTTGACCCTGGCGACCTGCTCGTCGCTCAGGCCCAGCTCGCGCTTCTCGAGCAGGGGCTTGAGGGTCCTGGCCTGGGCTTCCAGGTCGGCCTGCAAGGCCCTCGTGGCCTCGATCAGGCTCTGGGTCTGGACCATCTCGACATGCTGCAGGTTCTGCACCGGATCCGAGCCTTCCATGCGGGCGTGGAGCGCGGTGGTGATGGCGTCGCGCACATCGATGCCCTTCGTCAGGGCCTTGGTCGATTCGCGCAGCTTCTTGGTGCGGGACTGGTGATGGATCAGTGACTGGACCGCCAAGTCCTCCTTGGAGATGCCCGTGATGTCTGCGCATTCCGCCAAAGCCAGGAACCGCTCGCCCTGGAAGACCAGCAGCCGGCCCACGTCGTCGGTCTCGCGGATTTCGACCCTGAGGCCAACCGCCACGGAGGGCGCCGCAAACCAGCGGCCCAGGTGCTGGATGCCCTTCTTCTGGACGGTCTTTTCGAGGCTGGGCAGCAGCAGGTAGGCGAGGATCGTGGGATCGATGCGGCGCACATGGTTCAAGGGGTCCGCCGCCCATTCATCCACCCTTTGTCTGGGGCTCTTGCCTTCGATATGGCTCTTGTCTCCGCGCACCCGCAGCTCGTCCGCCCGCTGCCAGGTGGTCAGGAAGGCCTCGAACTCCTCCCGCGTGACGCCCGTTTCCAGGGGGTCCATGTTGTCCTTGGACCGCTTGAACAGGCGATCCGCGAAGCTCTGGCGGGCCCGGATGTCCTGGGCCTGGGCCACGTTGTGCCCACAGAATCCGGGCAGGGCCGGGACCAGGTCGTGCAGGAAGGTGCGGAAGCCGCGCTCCACGTGGGGTTTTCGGTCCCCCCGGAAGGGCGGGCAGAGCTTGTGCTCGATCCCCAGGCGCAGAAGGGCGCTGTCGACATCCTTCGCGGTGTAGTCCTTGCCGTTGTCGGTCTTCAGCCGGGCCGGCAGACCCCAGGCGTTGATCGCGTCCATCAGCAGCAGCACCTGGTCCCGGGCGCCCGCGTGTTCCACCAGCCGCCACATCCGCCGGTCGGAGTAGACGTCCACGAGGCAGCAGAGCATGTAGCGCTTGCGGTCCCCCACGAAGATGAGGTCCACCGGGGTGGCGTCGGCCTCCCACAGGTCGTTCAGGGCCTTCACGTCCTCACTCAAGGAGCCGACCGCGGGCATGTACTTGCTGCGGTATTTGTCCGGGTTCATGGCCAGCTGGAACTGCTCCTGGTTGGCCTGCTTCCAGTCCTTCAAGTAGCGCTGGAAGGACGAAACCCCTGGCACCCGGGCGCCGAACTTGGCTTGCACCATCTCGTGCAGCCGGATCGCGCTCACGTCAGGCGCCTTGAGCATCAGCCCGATGGCGTACTCCCCGACCTCGGGATGCCGGTCCATTTCCGGCACCGAGCCGTTGCGATAGCGGGGCTCCAGGGCCTCGACGCCGCCCTTCCGGTATTCCGTCTCCCAGCGGTAGAGGGAGGTGTCCGAGACCTTGGGGTAGGCTTCCTCGACCCAGAGGGGGCGCTCCACGAGGCCCTCTTGGAGGGCCTTCGCGAACTCGTAGCGGGCCGCCTTGATGCCGATGCCGCGCTCTTCCTGGAAGGCCAGCATCCCCGTCACGAGCCAGGCGCGCGCCGCCGCAAGATCTTCTTCCCGGGACGACCGCCCCTGGACCACGTTGCGCAGGGCCTCCGCACGCGCATTCCGGGCCGCTTCCTCGCGAGCCAGCCGCTCGTCCTTCTCCGCGTGGAGGATGGCCGCAGCCTCATCCGTGGCTTGATCTATCTCCCAGGCCTGGCGGGCGTGGGGATAGGCGCGAAAGAAGGCGTCATCGAGGAAGACCTGCCATTCATCGCGGCCAGCATTGGGGCCATCGAGTGTTGGAACCAATTCGCCGTTGATGCGTTTGCTTCCGAGTGCCTTCTGAATGGCCTGCTGGGATCGTCCCGCAAGGGCCATGGTTTTGGCCACAGAGACCGCTACAACCGCTACAACCTGATCCACCGGAGTTGTGTCATTGGCGGATGACGCTGTTTTTATATCTTGCTTAGAGGATTCAACTTGTTCTGGTTGTAGCGATCCACCATTGAGTTGTTGCGACTCACATTTTGTCGCGACAACCGAACAGGGGGTCGCTACAACCGTGACAACCTGCTCAAGCCCTTTCGCCGCGACTACTTTGGTGCTCCGATTGCGATTGTTTTGGCGCGTCATTCGTGCCGCCCTACGGGCTGCGGGCTGCGCCCCCAGATGCGGGCAGGTTCCAGGCGTAACCGTAGGGCGATCGCATTTTCAATGCGAATACTCCTCTTGCGCCTATCGATAACGGCGTGAATATAGGGGCCGGTGCACCCCATCTCCCTGGCCAGCTCGTTGTAGATAAGACCGGCCTTCACGCACAGCGCCCTGATCACGGCGGGCTTGAGTGATCCGTCTGGATTCACGCCTTCCGCCATGATCCACTTGAGATCCGTTATGCTTTCAGCTTTCGCTACCGCATTTTCAGGCAGACCCTGTCCGCCCTCAGGCTTGACCGCTCTCCGAGGCATTTGTCGTTCTCCAGGTTAGGGTGATTACGATT